GATCACCAATGAATATTACTGGGATTCCGCGGCGAAGCGCAGGCAGAAAACGGACGCCGAATACGCGGAAGACCTGGAATCATTCCTTGGGGGAGACCGGAACGTACAGGTCATCATCGATCCCAGCGCCGCGTCGCTGAAGGCGGAGCTGCGCAAGAGGGGATACCGCCTCCGGGATGCAAGGAACGAAGTCAGGGAGGGCATCGCCGCCACGGCGGTGCTCATCGGGAGCCGCGCGGTCCGGGTCAGCAGGGAAAAATGCCCCTGCTTCCTCCGGGAAATCCACGCCTACCTCTGGGATGAAAAAGCCCGGCAGCGGGGCGAGGAAAGGCCCGTCAAGGACCACGACCACGCGATGGATGCCCTCCGTTACCTGTGCCATACCCTGAATAACCGCTTCAGGAGCATTGAACAGTGAGCAGAAAACAAGGCAAAGGGATTCGCAGGGGATCCCCTGACTCTTCCGCCGCCGACGCCTACACCAACCCCCTGGCCTTCCTCGGCGAAGCCTCCCCCCTCATCGCCGCCGGCCGGTACGTCCGCAGCAGCATCACCTCCGATTTCGAGCAGCTCACGGCCCTCTACCGCGAATCCTGGCTCACGAAGCGCATCATCGACACGCCCTCGGAGGACATGACCCGAGCCTGGTATCGCTTTTCCGCGCCGCTGCCGGAGGAGGACCTGGAGACCCTGCGCCGCCTGGAGGCCCGCCACAGCGTCCGGCAGGAGCTGACGAACGCCATCCGCTGGGCCCGCCTCTACGGCGGCGCCCTTGCCCTGATGGTGATCCGCGGCGAGGAGGACCGCCTGGCCGAGCCCCTCGATACAGGCCTGCTCCTCCCCGGATCCTTTCGCGGCCTCCTGGTCCTGGACCGGGCCCAGGGCATCGAACCGTCCATGGAGCTCGAAGAGGACCTGGACGATCTGGATTTCGGCCTCCCGAAGTATTACACCGTGGACCTGGACGATCTCGGCCTCGTGAAAATGCACCACTCCCGGGTCCTGCGCTTCACCGGGCGGGAGCTGCCCCGCCGGGAAGCGCAGCTGGAGGAATACTGGGGCGCCAGCGAGATGGAGCATATCCGGGAAGAGCTGCAGAAGCGCTCCGCCGCCTCGGCGAATATTGCCCAGCTGATCTTCCAGGCGAACATCACCACCCTGAAGATGTCCGATTTCGGGGATGTCCTCGCCATGGGCACCGAGGAGCAGAAGCGCCAGGTCCGCGACGCCGTGCAGGAGGAAAACCGTTTCCGGACCTCCTTCGGGCTGCAGCTGCTCTCCTCCGGGGATACGCTGGAAAACCATCCGTACAGCTTCGGCGGCCTGGCGGAAATCTATGAGCAGTTCATGCTGGATATGGCCGGCGCTGCGGAGATTCCGGCCGTAAAGCTCTTCGGCCGCTCCCCGGCCGGGATGAACGCCACCGGGGAATCGGATCTCCGGAATTATTATGAATATGTCGCCCAGCTGCAGGAGCGCCTGCTGCGCCCCGCCCTGGAAAAACTCCTGCCTGTCCTGGCCCTGTCCGCCTGGGGGTATCTCCCGGAGGACATGGGCTTTGTTTTTAACCCCATCGCCGCCGAATCGCCTGCGGAAACCGCGGAGCTTGTGCAGAAGCTTTCATCCCCTGTCATCGAGGCCTTCAAGGCGGGCCTCCTGACGAAAGATGAGGCTATGTCTGAGCTTCGTGCCCGGGGATCGCCCTTCGGCGTCTGGCAGAACATATCGAGGTGAATGAAATGCAGTATTACGGAACCCGCCTTTCCGAAAACATTTCCCGCCGGGAACCGGAGGGCTATCTCCTCTGCCTGAATGTCCCCGTCGCTCGCACCGGCGTCCAGGAATACCTTCCCGAAGAATTGGGTATCCCGGCAACAAAGGGCAACAGCCGGCTCCCAGATGTCATCCTGAGCGGAGGCGAAGCCGGAGTCGAAGGATCCCCTGCACGCTCCCTGTCCCCACATTTAGCCATCCCCGTTCACCGTCCCGAAAGCGAAGTCTTCTCCCCGGAAACGATCGCCTCCTTCGAAGGCATGCCCGTCACCAATGACCATCCCCCGGACGGTGTGGACATCGAAAACATCCGCCGCCTCCAGATGGGCCACGCCCATAATATCCGCCGCGGCAGCGGCACGGAATCGGACCTCCTCCTGGCCGACCTGATCATCACCGATCCCCGCCTGATCGACCTTATCCTGTCCGGGAAGCGGGAGATCTCCTGCGGATATACCTATGAGCTCCATGAGGAAAACGGGCAGTACATCCAGCGCAGGATCCGCGGCAACCATATTGCCGTCGTTGACGCCGGCCGCGCCGGTCCCCGCGTGTCCATCAAAGATGAAAAGAGCCATCCCATTCATTTCCCCAGCTGTCATCCCGACGCTTCGCCGCGTTCTCATTCCGTCCGAAGCGGAGGGATCCCAATAAAACCACCTGAAAGGAGTAACCCGAAAATGAACAAACCCTTATCCAGGCTCCTGGCCCGCATCGCCAGGGACGGCGATACCGAAACTGTTGCTGAATTTATTGAGGAAATGCTTGCTGAAAATCCTGAAATGCCGGCGGTAGTGTTGCCGGCGGCGGAAGAAGCAGCTGAAGAGGTGCAGAAGGCCGCCGAACCGGAAGGCACCGTCACCGTGGAAGTGCCGGAAAACAAGGAGATCACCATCGACGAAGACACCCTTTCCGGCATCCTGGAACGCCTCGACCGCCTGATCGCCTTGCTGACACCTCCGGATCCCGTGTTGGATGAAGATCCGGCGGAGGAAGTCTCCGAAATCGTCGAGGAAGTCCTCGAAGCCGCCGAGGCAGGCACGGGGGAGGAAAACGCCGCCGAGGAGATTTCCGGCCTCGTGGAATCCGTCCTGGAACCGGCCCTCTCCACAACCGTGGAAGAAGGGGAAAAAGACGATTGCGGTCCGGATCCTGCCGCAACCCGCGACGCCATGCGCGCCGTGCTTCGGGCCGTTCGCCCCATGCTGGCGGAAATGACGCCCGCGCGGCGAAAAAAGGCCTGTGCGGATATCGCCGCCAGCCTGCGTGTCAGCCGCGGCGCTTCCGACGGTAAGGTATATGCCGCCCTGGCGAAAGCGAAATCCCCCGGGAAGGATCTCTCCGCCCTCGGCAGGAAGATCATGGAGACTCGCAATTCGAATTACAGGAGAACGTAAGAACCCCTTGGACCGAAGAACCCCTTGAACCGAAGAACCCCTACCGCCCCTTCGGGGCACCTCCCCCTAAAGGGGGAGGCTTTTGGAGCCGTCCCCTTTAGGGGAAGGTGGTGCCTCAAGGCACCGGAAGGGGTTAAAGCCGTCCCCTCTGGGGAAGGTGCCCTCTAAAGATGGCGGAAGGGGTTCCCACGTTCACTCACAATTTCCAACCGAAAGGAGCAATCCCATGGGCAAAGTCCTCAGTACTTTCCAGAATGGTTTCCCCGGTGCGGTATCCCGCTCCGCGGATAACATCATCATCTCCCTGCGCAACGCTTCCGGCGCCGATGTCGCCTTCGGCTCGCCGCTGTTCGCCGTCAGCGGCGAACGGGCCTGCCGGGCCTTCAGCGCGTCATCCTCCACGCCGGAAACCTTTGTCGGCTTCGCTGTCCGGGCGGCGGACAAAACACCGGATATCTACGGCAGCAACCAGGCAGTTTACCATGCCAACGAACCGACGGACGTCCTGGTTCGCGGCTCCACGGTCCTGAAGTTTGAGTCCGCGGCCCTGCCCGGCAACAGCGTCTATATCCGCCTGGCTGACGGCAAGCTGGTGACTTCCGCCGGCTCCGAGGGAACGACCCTCCAGCTGCCCGGCGTCACGGTTGCCACCGCCCGCGACGCCGGCCGCTGCGCTGAAGTCGTCCTGGCGAAACGCAACCTGCTGTAATCCAACAAAGCGAGGTGAAGCAACAATATGATCCACTCTCCCGTATTTCCCAATTTCCGTGCCAACGACTCCTACCTCTTCCTGATGAAGGAACTGGAGAAGACGGACGATAAAATCCTGGAACCCCTGGCCGGGACCGACTGGCCCCGGGACATGCCGGTGATCACCGGCGGCGGGATCACGGAATCCATCGCTACCATTGATGTCACGTATGCTTCTTCCGGCATGGATGACGACAACCTCTTTTTCGATGCCGCCAACGACATCCCCGTGATCCAGGCGGATATGTCCAAGCAGATTGCGAGGACCTTCAATTTCTCGGAATACATGGCCTTCACCTGGATGGAAAAGCAGAAGATGCTGCAGGTCGGCCGGGATCCGGAAACCTTCCTGAACAAGGGCATCCGCCTGCATTTCGACAAGATGCTGGACCGGAATGTGTATGTCGGTTTCCGCAAGGCGGCGTCCACCGGGCTGTGCAACAACCCGAATATCACCCGCACTTCCGCGGCCCGCAACGCCGGGAACACCTCCACCCGCTGGCGGGACAAGACCGCGGACGAAATTCTGATGGATATCAACAGCGTCCTCTCCGCCGTCTGGCAGGAGAACGACTGCTCCTCCGACGCGCTCCCGAACCATATCCTGGTTCCCGTGGAGCAGTTCGGCATGCTGGTGACCCGCAAGGTGTCCGACGATTCCGAGCGTTCCATCCTGACCTATGTGCTGGAAAACAACATTGCCGCCCGCCAGGGAAGGCAGCTCGTCATTTCCCCCTGCAAGTGGTGCAGCACCATCGGCACGGATTCCTCCGACCGCATGGTGGTTTACATGAACCAGGTCGACCGCATCTGTTTCAACATCCCCCAGCCCCTGATCCGCCTGGCGCCCGAAAACGCGAAACTGGGTTTCCAGATTCCCTATTACGCCCAGTTCTCGGAAGTCCGCTTCCTCTATCCGACGACCGTCCGCTACATGGACGGCATTTAATCCTATGCAAATCAACTGCCGCAAAAAGGAGAATCCGCTATGCTGATCCTGTCCCGCGTATGCGCCGAATTCCACGACAAATCCGGCACACCGGTCTTCAAAGTCACCCCTAAAACCCGCCTGACCTTCCAGGAAGCGCCCGAGGCCATTCGTGATGATCCCCTCTTCGCCATGCTCCTGAACGACCGCAGCATCGAAGTCGCTGAAAACAACGCGCGCAAAAAGGAGCTGGAAAACGATCCGCTGCCCGGCGGGGATCCCGTCCAAAGCCCCGCCCCGTCTCCTGCCGACCCCGGCGCGAAGAAACCTGCGAAGAAACCATGACCGAAGCGTCCTTCCTGGCCTTCTATCCGCAGTTTTCCTCCTTTTCCCAGGGCGTTGTCCTGTCGGAGTACCTCCGGCAGGCCAACGCCCGCTTTTCGGATTTCGGGGAGGATACGGACGAGGCCCGCAGGCTGTATGTGGCGCATAAGCTGACGCTGTACAGCGCCTCCTGTCCGCCGGAAGGCATTGATACGCCGTCCCGGGCGCAGATCGCGGCGGCCGGCCGGGGAGCTATGCGGGAAGTGGCGTCGAAGAAGGTGGGGGAAGTCCAGGTCAGCTATTCGACCTCGTCTTCTGTCGCAGCGACCGTATCCACCGGCCTTGTCGATCTCAAGGAGACCGTCTACGGCCTGCAGCTGCTGTCACTGATCCGGCTGTACGGGTTTGCGAAGTATATTCCGTAGCGGGCAAGACAGAGCAGGAGCAATATATGCAGTGATATGAACGTAATCATTAGAGACGATCCGGAAGCAATGGCAAAGCGCATCCGGGCCATCCTGAAACTGAAGGATACCAAAGTGAACGTCGGCCTCCTGCCATCCGCAGGGGGCCGGCTGCATTTTATCCTCGCCGTGCAGTCCCACGGCTCGCCGGTCATGCATATTCCGGCGCGGCCGGTGGTCCGGCCGGCGCTGGCGCAGGAAGAAGTCCGCGCCGCCATGGCAGGAGATATGCTGGAGGCCGTGAAAACCGCCTGGGAAGGGAAGGATCCCCATGCAGCCTTGCAGGCTGCCGGGCAGGACGGCGCGGACGGGATCCGGCAGTATATCGATTCCGGCGTCCTGCAGCCGAACAGCCCGGTGACCGTCTCCGGAGGCTGGATCTTCAACAGGGTTGCAAGAAAGGGCGTATATATCCCGGGCAAGGGATTCAATAAGCCCCTGGTGGATTCAGGGGCTTTGTATAGCGCTTTTAATTATGAGATCGAGGAGTAAACCGCATGATCGACCTTTCTTCGGCCCTGATGGACCCGGAACTGGGGTACCAGGCCTACCGGGTGCAGCGGACCAGCTGCCGTCGGCAGAACGGTACGTCCGTGCCGTCGGTGCAGGTCCTGCCGGCAGCCGGCTGCATCCATCCCGGCACGCCGGAGATGGCGCAGCTGCTGCCGGAGGAAGACCGGCATGAGGAATTCATTGCGGTCTATACCGACTTTCCGCTGTCCCTGGGGGACAACAGCGGAGGAGCGACCTACAGCACCCCGGACAGGATCCTCTGGAATGAAGGAATATGGCGCGTGGTGAAGGTCCGGGACTGGGCGTCTTTCGGATATTACCAGGCACTTGCGGTGAAAACGAATGAATGATGAGCAA